GTAATACGAAAGCGGAACGGGTAACGCGCCTCTTTTACTGATGTCGAGGAACCGCTGTGCACGCGTACGCTCGGTCGTGGACTTAACCCTGAGACGCGCTTCACAGAGAAGGGCAACGTCTTCACGTTCACCGTTGAGCAGTGCCTGAAAGAGGGCATCATTCTTAGCCAACGCAAGTGTTTCTTTCCCGGTAGTTTTACTGACTTTTGTTGGGGGAACCACACCGATGGACGTGAGTAGTGCTGCAAATTGTGGATTCGACGCGAGCGCAGTTTCCTCCACGCCAAGCTTCTGTAATAGTGCTTCACGATTTTCTTTTTCCTCTAGTATGGCATCGGTCAACATGTTGGGGTCAAGCTCAAGGCATGCACGGGTGTACATCTTCAGCGTCATGTCGATGAGCCGAAGTTCTTTTGGTGGATACCCGACAGCTAAGCGGGTAAAGATCTGCTCACACAGCCATACATCGTGTGCACAGTAGTCGGCTAACTCTTTCTCCATCTCAGGCGTTAGCACCCAATGGCCGTTGGTGTTGTATACGGCGTTACCCTTTGGCGGTAGGCGAAAGTCAATTGCCAGCTTCATCAGTGAGTTACCAACCTCCACGCCCCTAAGAGCACGAGCCATGGAGAGAGAATCAAAGACAAAGCTTGGATGCCAGTCATATACCCATTCCAATATAGACACATCGAACTGAGCGTTATGAGCCAGAACAGCAGTAATAGCAGGGTCATAGCAAGCAAGGATGCGCGGTAGCTCATCCCCTCTGTACCACTGGGTCGGTTTGTCTGATCCGTACTCATGGATGCAAGCTCCAAAGGCTTTAAATCTTGGGTCACGTATGTATTCCTCCGTTGTCATTTTGCTTAATGTGTAACCTATTCCAGTGTCCCAATAGGTTTCGAAGTCGATCGTGATGATCTGTTTATAGGGTGCGGTCATTTTTCTCCTTGAGTTTGGCTTCAATAATTCGCGCAAATCCATCAAGTCGCATATTTACTCCATGTGCTTGATCTAAGCATTGCATGATCTCCTCATCCGTCAGCCCTACCCACTCACGTTCAGGCAACGGATGCCCTGCTTGTTTGTAGGCTTCATCACGCCACAGTTGCGCTCGTTTCTTGTGGTACTCACAGTTTGGGCAGTCAGTCATGCTTGTCCCCTTGCTCGGATAGCGTCGGCAATAAGAACCCCACCCGCAATCTGCGCACAGGCGCGTAGTAATGCTTCGCCCTCGGGTTGTTCTTCAGGTAACCCACGCAGTGATTCTTTCTCCGCCGCCACTGCACACGCCTCACGCTCATGCTCTGCCACTAGCTTGGCAAAGTCTTCAAGGTTTGAATGGTATTCACCAAGCCAGACAAAGCCTGCCTTTTGTGCCATTTGAATAATGTCTTCTCTGTTCATTGCACCCTCCCACGCATAGCCTCAACCTGCGCTCTTTCCTGATCCATCAGGTAGTCCCGTTGCTTAGTTACAAGTTCGTACATGGCGTGCAAGGTTTCAATTTTCCCACGCAAGTTTTTAATTTCTTCTGCGGCTTCTTGGCATAGGCCAAACAGCATAGCGTTGGCACGTTGCGGTGTGTCAAAGTTGCCGGGGTATGCCTTCTCAGGGTCGTTCAGTATGGTGGTAATGTCTTCTGTGTTCAATTAAAATTCTCCTTTGGTGGTGCGCCGAGGACGTTGAGAAAGCCGAAAAAATCGTTTGCCGCCAACATGAGTTGCGACGCCTCCATCTCATCACAGTTTAGGGTAACGACCCCTGCGAACGCGTCTTCGGCTCGACCAATGATGACCACGCCTTGGGCTTTGCCTTCGCCGTAGCACATAACCAGCTTGTGTATGAGCAGTTTGAAATGCGCCTGCTCTTCGTCTGACATGGCTCCGACACGGCGCTCCAGTTCTGCTTGGGTCATCATGTCTTCAAAGGCCACTTCTTTTTTCCCTGAGTAGTTGTTGTAGTTCATCTATGTTGCTCTCCCTTGCTACATATGTTGTTCCGCCTGCGTTGTGTATGCGGTTTAGTTCAAGGTCTTGCAGGGCTGTTGTCTTGCCACTACCAGCCTTGCACTCAATCGCAATGAAATGTCCGTCCATGCAGGCAATGATGTCCGGAATACCCGCCCGACCAAAGCCATTGGCTGGTGGCATGAAGTGGTAGATGCCTAACTTGTCCAGCACCTCACGCACCCGCTTCTTGACTTTGGATTCAGGTGTCGCTGCCATGTAAGCTCTCCCTCATGACCTGTTCGTAGTCAAACACTTCTTTGAGGCACTCAGTGATGAGAACCTCTTCCGTGCCATAACGCATGACCATGTTGTTGTATGTGTACACGCTCTTGGGCACACGCACCAGCCCAAAGGCAAAGTCCTTGCCAAGCTGAGTAGGTCGCCAGATGCCTGAGAACTTGGCTTTGTGTGTTTCGTCTTTGCTCTTGCGCTCGACAAGGTTCCACCAATGGAGCGTAGCCAGTTGGTTCGATCGTACCAACCACTGTGGGCCGACGACAGGCACATTGATCCACCCATCTGCATCGCCAGTTTGACGGCACAGCCACATCAGTCCTTGCGCCATTGTCACGTTGATGTTGCGCAAATAGATCTTGCCCCAGCGATCGCACACTGGGCAGTGCCCGCCATCGTTTGCAATGGTGCGCCCCCAAGCGTCACGTAATGCTTCTCTGTTGTCCATATTACTTCTCCTGTGTTTCTATTAGTTTTGTCAGGTAGTGCTGTGCTTTCTTCAAGTCATCAACACCGCCCTTGTCTCTCCAACGGGACACGTACTTTATTACATTACCTTCCAAGTAGCCAATGTTATTTGAGACAATGTAGTCCCATGGCTGAATGGCTTTGTTCTTGTAGTGAGTACCCGCTACCTGTATTTGATTAGCGCTAGTCATTGATCTCTCTCCTTTGATTTATAAATATAGCATCAGCGGGATTGCTTGGACGCTCAAACACTGCGTAGTAGTTCTTTGGACGAGTGCGCATGACACGGCGTAGCCAGTCAGCGCCCCCCATCTCTTGGAACTTTTCCCACTCAGAGTCAGACATCCGTATATACCTTGGCGTTAAGGGTTCGGGGGGCTTGGGTCTTGGCATGCCGCAATGCTCCTTTGTTTAGCTTCGACGCAATCTTGGCAGATAAATCTGCGTATGCCTTCAATACCTTTACCCATCATCTTTTCTGAGCCGCCTTGACGGGGTTTGGTTTGCTGACATTTCCAACATAGCAAACCTCGGCGGCCTAGCCACTTTTTAAAATTTTGCTGTGGATTGACTGCAAAGTTATTGCTGTCCATGACACTAAACAAGCCGTTGCCTTTCATGTTTTCATCTCCCGCACGTACCGCGCAAAGCTGTCGGATGTGTCACCAAAGGCAATGCGCATGGCATCGAACTCAAGCGCTACCTCTTCAAGCACGGCGTTGCGCACCATAGGGTCTATCTGTATATGCGCTTTGGGCGTACCAAAGATGCTCTCAAAATCGTCTTTGTTAAAAAGCGTGTCACTCATATTAACCTCCAAACATTTGCTTCAAGTGGACATACAACTCACGAGCCTGATACACAGTCATGTCCTTCAAAATATCTTCGGGCGACTTCACGCGTACAAGAGATATCATACGCTTGGGCGCATGCCCACCCATAGCGTAAGCAGCAGAGTCAAGCGCATCTTGGCTAGGCATAGGCGTATTCTCTAGCTTATCCCGCAGTAACGCACCGATGCCTGTCACGGCTTTCTTCTCGTACTTGCGCTTGGCTGGTGCTATCGGGGCGTCCATCTTTTTAAGTGCCTTGAGTGATTTGATTGGGCGGTACTCGGCTATGTCTGCGTAGTACAGGTTGTTGGTTTCATGGATCATATTATTACGGCGCATCTGCGCTATCAGACTTGAGGTTGACCCGCCTGCAAACCCTTGATGTTCGAGAGCTTGGATGATCTCTTTTCGCGTGGAGCCGGGGTTGTTCTTGATGTAGTCAAAAGTTACACGGGAGATGTTGTTGGTTATGCCGAAGGTTTTTTTCACGGGAATTTCCTGAGTTGGTTGGGTTGGTTGCGAAAAAGAAGCTGACACT